GCATTACACCCGGGGGATGCGAACCTCCGGCCTTTCACAAAGTTTGAGAAGCAATTGTTGACAAAGGCTCCTCGCATCATCAACCCGAGGTCACCCAGGTACAATCTCTCCCTGGGACGGTACCTGAAGAAGGCCGAGAAGATCTACTTTGCCGCCATCAATGAGGCGTGGGAATCAACCACGTCTCACACCGTTATCAAGGGGCTCAACGTATTTGAGTCCGCTGCGGTGTTGAAAGCGAAGTGGGATCGGTTCAAGCGGCCAGTGGCCCTCGGGTTGGATGCTGAGAAATATGACATGCATGTAGGTGTCAATGCTCTGAAGTATGAGCACGGCTTCTACAACCAGGTGTTCGGAACGCCTGATCTCAGGGACTTGCTCCGACAGCAGCTGCACAACAAAGGTGTGGCCCGCTGTCCGGACGGTGAGGTGGTGTTCAGGATTGCAGGCACGCGGTGCTCTGGCGATCTGAACACGTCGCTGGGTAATTGTCTCCTTATGTGTGCGCTGATTTATGCACTATGCCGCGAGTTGGGTGTGGAAGCAGAGCTAGCGAACAACGGGGATGATTGTGTGTTGATGTTTGAAGAGGAGAACCTTGATCGTGTACTTGATGAAGTACCATTGTTCTTCGCGAGATACGGATTCCGTATGCAGGTCGAGGACCCGGCGTACGAGTTCGAGCAGGTAGAGTTTTGCCAATCCAGGCCTGTGCGGCTGGGTGGTGGTTGGGCGATGGTGCGGAATGTGCGCACGTGCCTCAAGAAAGACCCCATCTGCTTGATTCCAATCCAAAACGACAGAGTTTGGCGCAAGTGGCTGGCCGCCGTTGGAGAGTGTGGACTCGCCACGGTGCCGGGTTGTCCAGTTCTGCAGAGCTTTTACCGTGCCTTCATGCGTAGTGGGACGAGATGCACTCGGCGGTTTGCCGATGCTGTGTTTCGGAACACTAGCGCCATGGAAAGGGCAGGTGGGCTCTCTGCAGCAGAGGCGGTGGTCACGGATGAGGCGCGCGTGTCGTTCTACAACGCTTTCGGCATCTTGCCTGATATGCAGTTGGAACTCGAGAAGTACTATGACGGAGTCACGATAGGGAGCGTTGTTAACTGCGAACAGCAGTCTGGTGTGGTTGAGATGCGACCGATACCAATGCTACGGCACCTGTAGTAAACAACTGAACAACATTGCATTTATATACAAACGAAAGCTTCCTGCACAATGCCGAAGCAACAAAAACAACGAAAACGAATCCGTGTACGACCCATTCCGAAGAAGAGTGAGGTTAGCCAATTAGGCAAAGCATTGCGCCTACTTGGTGGGTACGGAGGCGGAGCACTCGGCTCCATGTTTGGACAACCAAGCGTGGGTGCCGCAGCTGGCTCTGGATTGGGTGCTGCCGTGTCGAAGTGGTTAGGCCAGGGTGATTACTCTGTTCGATCCAATACCCTCGTCACCAGTTTGAAACCCGACGGCTCCATCCCAGCCATGCACCGAAACGACCAAACAATCACCGTGAGACATAAGGAGTTTGTCGGTGAGCTGCGTGGCAATACAACGTTCACAACCGCGTACCGCTACCCGCTCAACCCCGGCCTCGCCACAACATTCCCGTGGTTGCATACTATTGCGTCACAGTACAGTGAATACCGTATCAAGGGACTGGTATTTCACTTTGTGCCAACAAGTGGTCAGTCGGTGGCATCGGCCAATACCGCACTGGGCTCTGTGATGTTCCAAACATCGTATAGGGCAACGGAGGACGCGCCCACGTCCAAACTGGAGATGATGAACGAGTACTGGGCGTCGGAGGGACGCCCGTGCGATGAAATTTGCCATCCGATCGAGTGTGATCCAAAGGAGAATCCGTTCAACATCCAGTATGTTCGAACGGGCACCTTGTCGCCTTCTGAAAACATCTTGATGTACGACCTCGGTGTCACCACCGTTGCAGTCACTGGCCAACAGGCCAACGGCAACGTGTTGGGCGATATCTGGATGTCGTATGAGATTGAGTTGAAGAAGCCGCGGCTCACAGGCCTCAACACTGAGGCGACGCGGTCGATCCAGCAGTTTACCAATTCAGGGGTCTCTCAGGCCTCTCCGTTGGGCGCGATCGAGTTGAAGTCGACCATTGACGGCGTCGTGGCAACGTCCAATTCACTCACTTTCCCAGCAAACTTGTCGGGAGAGTACATCCTCGCGTGGGCATACACAAGTGCCGCAAGCATCGCGGGCATGTCCCTGACTTATTCAGGTGGGGTGTCGAACATAGTCACGACCGTGACAGCCGTCGGCTCGTCTTCTGGCATCCTCACGACAGTGCTCCGGCTTGACCCGAGCGCTGCATCGTCCACCCTTACATTCAACGTCGCAACCCTTACTGGCACTCCCACGACTGCCCTACGGATTAGCGAGTACAATTCGGGATTCAATTAGTTGCAAAAAATGTGTTAAAACCAATAAACCAACAAACAATATACGCCACAAACATAAAAATTGGCAGACGAAACAATAGTGATCTGCATGTGTACATTGCATTAAGCCATCGTAGCAGGTGGGTGGGGCCCTAATCAGTTCACGACTGACCCCACTTGAAGGTTAAATTAGTGCCAGCCGATTAGGTGATTCGGAAAGGTGTGACCCATTGCGACGGGGATGGTTTCCCCACTTGTCACGTCCCGTTGCCAGAACGTCTTAGGTGTTGGTGGTTGGTGAGATCGGGTGGTTCCGGTCCGACCTGCCATACAGCCGAGGAGAACTGGACTCGCACTGCGCGGTGTGAGTAATTAGAGCGTAAGCAGCCACTGTTCCCGTGGTAGCGCCCAGCCCCTTAGGCAAGGGTTGTGATTGGTTGTTGTAAAACAGCCTCTTACTTGAAATCGAAACCTTGGCGAGCGTCAGCTATGACCCTTGGT